TTATCACGAAATGATACAGGCATAGTTAATTCTCTATAGTTTTTAACATATTTTCTTTTAGACCAAAAATCATTTATAAATGTAGGTTCAACTAAAGATAGAGCTGGTTCTACTACTAATACATCTGGTGCCGAACTAGTTTTTAAAACTATAAACCAAATATTTTTTTTTCTCTTTTCAATACTAATATCAAATGATTTTACAAATATAGGACTACGTGGTATAGTAAATTTTTTAACCCATTCTAATTCAGGATATAGGTTGTTAATAGTAATAGTAAGTTTATATTTTTTTATCTCTTTTTTCTTCACAATAATAGATCTAAGTTGTTTTTGAACATTAGCAGAAACAGACATACATGTAAAAACAATAGATTTCGATAATTCTATAACCTCATATAATCTCTTTATATTTTCTGAGTTTTTTAAATTGTATTTATCTTTAGCCTTGTCAAAATGCATTTGATCCCTATATCTTGGGAACACATGATAATATACATCTGTTGTTAAAAATGGTTTATTTAATTTTGTAGGATAATAATCTGCAAATGTATATAATTCATCCAAAGCTTTATCTTGTTTTGTTCGTTTATCCTTTATTCTTGTTGTTATTACTTTTGAACTAAAAGAATAACTGATATCATCATAATATGGTTCATATCTAGCAAGTAATCTTTCTGTATATTTACTTGTAGTTTTATATATACGTTCTCTGTCAATTTTTATATTAATTCTATCAATACTTTCAAAACTTCTATTTTTTGAATGTAAATGTCTTGAACTTATAAATCTCATATAATCATCTAAATGGCGTTGTAGTTTTGCATTATGATTACGTTGACTTTCTTCATTTAGAAATATTGTTTTAATTTGATCAAATATTGTTTGATCTGTACTCTTTATATTTGATTCAAGTTTACTAATAGTTTCTAGAATCTCAGGTAGAGGTGTTGTAGAACTAATTTCAGATAAACTTCCAAAATTTATTTGGGTATTTTTTATTAATTTATTTAATTCACGATAACCATTAAATAATTTTTTATTTATATTTTTTATTTTATTTTTAAAAACAGGTGTTTCCACTTCACTACTCTTATAGTCAAAATCTATTTTATCTTCAGCTATTGTATAACTAGCAATATAACCTTGTTGTGCCCTTACAACATCTGCATCCAAATCTAATGTTAAATTAAAAGTAATTTTATTATCTAAAATTTTAACTATTATTCTATAATTAGTAGGATCATTTGGTGTTATAACAAAATAACATTTATTTTGCTCCCCTTTTACATAAAAAAAAGTAATACTACAATTTAATATAATCTTTTTATCTAATAATGCACTAATACGATTTCTAATTGTTGATAATGTTACGTTTACCATATATATATATATATATTTAGATATTATAAATATAGTTAAATAAAACAAGGTTTTCTTTTCCACATAAAAATTGATATTAAATTTAAAAAATAGATTATATTTATAGTATAATGGCATTACAAACTAATTATTTAGAAACTGGTGTTGTAATAAACAAACAAGATGGTACAGAAGAAGTATATCAAATTCCGTATAATATTAATAATGTCTTGATAACAGAAAAAGATATTATTAATATTTTAGCTAGTCAAAATGTAAAAATAGATAAAATTACAAATCTAGAATATTTTCATCAAGCATTCACTCATAAATCATATATTAAAAAAAGTATGTTCACAGATAATATTTTATCAGCAAGTAGAAAAGAAATGGGAAATCCAGAAAATTTATTAGAATTAAGAAAAGATAGCTATGAACGCTTAGAATATTTCGGCGATCGTGTTGTTAAAATTGTAGTATCACTTTATCTTTTTCACAGATATCCACATGAAGATGAAGGATTTATGACACGTTTACAAACAAAAATAGAAGATAAAAAAAATTTAGCATCATTTTCTAAAAAATTAGGCTTTAATAACTTTTTTATTATTTCAAAACAAATTGAATCATTAAATGGTCGTAATTTAGAAAAAATTCACGAAGACATATTTGAAGCATTTATGGGTGCATTATTTTTAAGTGATGGATTTGAACCATGTTGTCTTTTGTTATTAAATATGTTGGAAACTTTAGTTGATTATTCAAATAAATTATATTGTGATAATAACTATAAAGATAGACTTTTAAGATTTCATCATCAACAAAAATGGAAATTTCCAATATATCATATGATACATTTTGAAGGACCACCACATAAAAGAATTCATACAATGGGAGTAGAAAATCCTAATATTAGTCAATTAAAAAAAAAAAAGTTACTTGCAGATAAAAATTATAAAGATTTGTGTATTAGTTTTGGTGTAGGAAATTCAAAGAAAGAGGGTGAACAAAAAGCAGCAAAAATGTCCCTAATATTGCACGGTATATTAAATCAAGATCAATATACTATGAATGATGTATATTATCCTGATTGGGGTGAATTATTTAAAGATGAATCAGAAGATTCAGATGAAATTGTTTCTTTGCAATTATCGGATGTTGGAAATTCTTCAGACCTATCTGATGAAACAGATAGTGATTATTAAATTTTTTTTAATTAAAGAAATAATATAGAATAATTTATAATGACTGAAAATATTAATATTTTCTTATGTAAAAGTAATATTTATTTTTTATATAAAAAATTAACAACATTAAATGAATTAGATAATATTTCTAAACAGAAAAAATCATCAATTATTAATATTTTAGTTGATAATATGAAAAAAAAATATAAAACATTGGATATGGCAAAAATTAATGATAAAAATATAAATTCAGTAAAAAATCAATTTAATACATTATGTTTGAAAGAAACAGAAAAAAATATACAACATATTATTAAATCCCCATCAAATATTTTTCATGATAGAAAACATAAAAGAGATTTTAATACATTTAATAGAAAAGTTAATTTTATGGAAAGACCTATAGTTAATTCTAATTTATCATCTGCATCGGCAATAGAAAATAATTTTCATCCTGCGACACATTCAATAAAATCTTTTAATGATAATAAAACTATAGACCAAAGATTACAAGAATTAGAAAATTCTAGAAGATCTTCTAACCCTGTCCCTGTAGTGCCTGATTTTATTAAATCTGTTTCTGTTGGTAAAAAAGAAAACTTTTCAAATAAACAAATGTTACCAAATAATACATCAGAACAAAACATGGGTAATAATTATGGTTCTTTTCAACCCATGAGTAGTAGTAATGATAATTTTTCAACTGTAAATAATATAACTTTTGATTCTTCAAAATATAATGAAAATATGTCTACAGGTGATAGATTAAAACAAATTGAAAAAGAACGTCAAATGTCATATCAACCCATAGCTTCAAATAATCAACCACCGCAAAACGAACAACGTCAACCAATGATTCCACCTAATCAACCATTACCACCACAAAATAATATTAAAATGCAAGAAATGATTATGGAAATAGAAAATCTGAAACATGAAATAAATATTTTAAAAAGAAATGGTATTAAATCACCAAATATACAAAATCATATGGTAAGAAGAACAAATATTAGAAATTTACAGTTAGAAATAAATAAAAATGAATCATTTTATGATTATCAATTTACACCAGTTCAAAATATAATAGGTATTAAATTGGTTTCTTATTCGTTACCTAAACCTAAATACAACATAATAGATTTTAAATTGAAATATAATTTTGATGATAATACTATAAACACAGAAAAAGAAATTGTAATTCCAGATGGATATTATGATATAAATTCATTATTAGATGTTTTGAATAATAATGAAGATATAGAATTTAGTGTTGGTAATAATCAAAAAATTAAAATGAGTATAAAAATACCCAAGAATGATGATCCTTCTGCTATAATTGTTAATAAAAATTTTAAATTATTAATTAATAAAACTAGTAAACAATTAGGATTTATTAATCAAAACGACGAATTTTTATTGAATTTACAAGCAGATAAATTATGGGATTTAAGATTACCTACAAAGGTTTATATGTATATATTAAATTTACAAAAAGAAAGTCCTTTTGGTATTTTAAATTTTAATGGAACAAGCACATGTGAATTAACTTTTAATAATCCTATATCTCTTAGCAATTTAAATATATTATTTGTAACAGAAAATAATAAAAATTATAACTTTAATGATCTAAATTATAATCTTAGCTTTCAAATTAACGTATTAGAAAATAATCCATATTTTAATTTTGTTTCCAATATTCAATAGATTTTATACATTACGAAAGTATGCTCCTCTACACGCATTCATTGCCTCATCTTTAGTAACATTTTCTACAATAGTATCAAATGTTTCTCCATGTAATAATCTAATAATAAAATTCATAGAATATACACCACATTCACTATTACTAAATTGGTGTCTTATTTTATTATATCTAATATCCCAATTATCAGAATCTTTAACTAATGTATTAAATTTATAAATATCATCAATATTAATATCAGTTTTATTTTGTGTATTCATTTTATAAATAAACGATATAATTTTTTTTATAAAATCCCTAATTCTTTTTTCAGGTCTTTTAGCAAATGAATCAAAATAATATATTTTTTTTTCTAAAAAGTTAACAAATAATCCAACCCAATGTGAACCAGATTTATAATGTTCATCTAAATTAATAACAATTCCAATTTTAGAAATTCCTTTATTTAATAATTCTTGAAAGTTAATATTATATACTTCTAAAGATGTTAATTCTTCAAAATCGTATGGAACAGCACCAAGAAATTTAAAATCTGGATATAATTGTTCATATTGTATCATAACATTATCTATATCTGTAGTGCTTAACCATTCATATTTTTTATCTGGACCTTTCGG